CCTGAGGATCGTAAGCTGGTAGGTGTTGACGCCAGTGGACTAGAGCTACGTATGTTAGCTCATTACATGGACGATGAGGAATTTACTAATGTCCTACTTAGAGAAGACATTCACACCAGAAATCAAATTGCTGCGGGACTTGCAACAAGACCTCAGGCAAAGACTTTCATCTACGCTTTCCTCTACGGAGCAGGAGACTCAAAGATTGGAAGCATCGTCGGAGGAACTGCAAGAGATGGCGGTGAGCTTAGGGGGCGCTTTCTACGAAATACACCTGCTCTTGAAACTCTACGAGAGCGAGTTGGACAAGCGTCTAGGAAAGGTCACCTCGTTGGACTCGACGGAAGAAAGCTATGGGTCAGATCAGAGCATAGTGCACTAAACACACTGCTTCAGGCGGCTGGTGCTATCATTATGAAGAGGGCCTTGGTTCTCTTGGATGACTACGCTACTCAGCACAACATCGATTACAAATTCATAGGGAACGTGCACGATGAAATACAAACGGAGGTTGTCACAAAACAAGCGGGGAAGTTTGGCTGGCTCGCAGTCGAGTGCATCAAGGCGGCGGGTATATCATTCGACCTTAGATGCCCCCTCGACGGAGAGTACAAAGTTGGATCAACGTGGGCCGAAACTCACTGAGGAGGACAAATGATTTACACTAAGACAGAAGGCAAGTACTACAAAGATAACCCAGAGCGCCAGAAGGCTAGGAACAATGACCGCATGTACGTCAACGGTAAGTACGTCGTACAGACACATCCTCTGCACAAGGCTGGTCGATACAAGAACTTTGAAGACGCGGCCTTTAGCAGTCTAGAGAAGTACAATAGCTCTAAGGAAGGACAAGTGTACATCATCGTTAACGAGAGCTTTCCTCAGTGGATCAAGGTAGGCATGGCTATTGACGCAGAGGATCGCTTGGGAAACTACCAGACTTCTTCACCTTACAGAGACTACGCGCTGTACGAAAGCTGGGACGTTAGTGATCGCAGGGCTGCTGAGGCAGCGGCACATGAGATACTAGCGGAGTGTTCAGACGACAGAAAGAACGAGTGGTTTAAGTGTGACCCAGCTTTTGCTAAACTTATGATACGGGGCACTATGGAGGAGTTTGAATGAAGGAAATCTACTCACTGGTAGATGACATCTATAAGGTGGTCGCTACTAAGGAAATACCGGAGGACGTAGACCTCTACGAAGAGATAGATAAGTTTGGTGAGAACTGTAAGAAACTCATGTCTACTTTGTTCACTGAGAAACGTGATGGACGTAAGCTACGTATGTCCAACATCGGGCGAGATGATCGCTACCTCTGGAACGCTGTTAATAACCCTGACGTACAGGAGGATATGACGCCTAACACGTATGTCAAGTTTATGTACGGGCATCTAATTGAAGAGATGCTATTATTTCTAACTAGACTATCAGGACACGAGGTTACAGATGAACAAAAGAAATGTGAGGTTGCTGGTATCTCAGGGTCTATGGACTGCAAAATTGACGGTATTGTCACAGATGTTAAAAGTACCTCCACTTTTGGGTTTAAGAAATTCAAGGATGGATCTCTGGCTTTTGATGACCCATTCGGATACATCGCGCAAATTAAAGGTTACGCGCATTCTGAGGGGGAAAGCAAGTTCGGCTGGTTAGCCATGGACAAACAGAATGGTCACCTAACGTACCTCATGTACGACTCTGAGGATACACAGGCTCCTGTACACGCTAAGATAGGTTACGACATAGAGGAGCACATAGAGCGCGTAAAAAAGCTAGTGGAGCAACCAGTGTGGCCAGAGGTATGTCACGAGGTCGTTCCAGACGGCAAAAGTGGAAACCAGAAGTTAGCCGTGGGTTGCTCCTATTGCCAGTACAAGCACGTTTGTTGGTCAGGGTTGCGTACTTTCTTGTACTCAAGTGGTCCAAGGTATTTAACAGAGGTGGTCAATGAGCCGAAAGTCCAAGAAGTTTCCTAACGAGTTTAGATCAGGGTTTGAATATGACGTATCGAAACAGTTACAACCATACGGCTTTAGCTACGAGCCGTGGCAGATTGAGTACCGCATCGAACGTAAGTACACCCCAGACTTTGTGTACGAAAGAAACGGGAAGACTTACCTCATCGAATGCAAAGGATACTTTCGCTCAGGAGACACACAAAAGTATCGCTCGGTCGTTAAGTGCTTACCAGAGACACACGAACTCATATTTGTACTGATGAAACCTAATCAAAAAGTTAGCAAGAGTACCAAGAATACAATGGCTCAATGGTGTGACAAGAACCGTATTCTATGGTATAATATAGACACACTAAAGGAATTAGTTGATTATGTCACTGACACTAGACGAAATTAAGGAGAGACTGTTGCATCACTACGATCCTGATGATTTACTAGAGGCCCTACAAATCTCATCTGAGGAGATTCTAGACAGGTTTGAGGATAAACTACTCATTAAGTTAGATAAGTTTACAGAAGAATTAGAGGAAGACACCTATGCCTAACGAATGGACCACTTATACTGCCGAGGAGTTAAAAGGATTATCAGATGCCACCCCATCAGAGTGGGACAAGGCCACTAGTAAGCTCAGGAACAAGGGTAACGTATCAAGCGACCCTGTAGCACAACCAGATCACTACAACAAAGGCGCTATAGAAGCCATTGAAGCAATCAAGGCATCTATGCACCCTACGGAGTACAAAGGGTACCTAAAGGGTAACTGCCTTAAGTACCTCTGGCGCTACGAGTACAAGAATGGAATAGAAGACCTAAAGAAAGCACAGGTCTACCTCAATTGGTTAGTGCAGGAGTTATCGTAATGAAGGTCGTAGAGGGTAACTTTGGTAAGGGTGGTACAGAGGAGGACTCTATTACAACAACAGAGTTTCTAACAGCCTTTGCTACCAAAGCCGCACTAATGGAAGAGGAGGACAGGAGTCCTAAAGTGGTAGTAGTAATGTACGAGGACGGGGAGATGTTTGAAGTAGCATCTAATGAACAGTACCCTGATGGTGTACACATGCTTCTACAGTTAGCGTCACAAGCCATATTAAACGAGACATTAGGAGTAACAGAATAGATGGACGCATATCAACAATACATACACAAGTCAAGGTACGCTAGATACTTACCAGAGGAGCAGCGTAGGGAGACTTGGGAAGAAACAGTAGACCGTTACGTTAACTTCTGGGTGGACCGAGGACACCTTAATGACTTTGATGTATCAGAGATCACTAAGGCTATACACGATCTAGACGTAATGCCCAGCATGAGGGCACTAATGACCGCTGGGGAAGCACTAGACCGTGACAACGTAGCAGGGTTTAACTGTGCTTACCTACCGATAGATAATCCTAGATCATTTGATGAGCTAATGTACATCCTCCTGTGTGGCACTGGTGGTGGTTACTCAGTAGAACGTCAGTACGTAACAAAGTTACCAGAAGTGGCCGAGGAGTTCCATGAAACAGACACAGTTATCCATGTTGCAGATTCGAAAATCGGATGGGCGAAATCGTTTAGGGAATTGGTATCACTGTTGTATTCAGGTCAACTTCCAAGATGGGACGTTAGTAGAGTACGCGTTGCAGGTGCCCCACTCGCGACTTTCGGAGGTCGTGCAAGTGGTCCAGAACCTCTCGTTGACCTCTTCAAGTTTACAACAGAACTCTTTCAGGGCGCTGCTGGAAGAAAGCTTAGCTCCATTGAATGTCACGATCTTTGCTGTAAGATAGCATCGTGTATTGTGGTCGGAGGAGTACGTCGGTCAGCCCTTATCTCACTCTCTAACCTAACAGATGATCGCCTAAGACGTGCTAAGACAGGACAGTGGTGGGTAGATAATCCACACAGGGGTCTAGCTAATAACTCCGCTTGCTACACAGAGAAGCCTGACTTTGAAGCCTTCTTAAACGAGTGGACTAGCTTGTACGAGTCACGCTCTGGTGAACGTGGGATGTTCTCTCGTGTCGCTAGTCAGAAACAAGCGGCTAAGAATGGACGTAGGGACCCTGAGTACCAATTCGGAACTAACCCTTGCAGCGAGATAATTCTTAGGCCTA